GCTGAGATTTTTGTACTTGCCATGAATTACTCCAGAGTGATGTATGTGCCAGCTTCGGTGGCAAGCTCATCACCAGACTCGGTGATCAGTATGTTGATGGCGCGCTGGATGCGTGACAGGCTGCGCACTGCGTTCATGCGCAATGCGAGGGATAGGCTGGTCATACGTAAGCCCGCACCTTGCCGCTCGTGAGCGTGTAGGCGGTGATGCGCCCGAACAGCGTGATACCAGCTGGCACCACAAAGCCGGTCATGGCTTGGCCGGTTGCGCCAGTTTCGGTGAACGCGCTGAATGTGGCATCTTCAAGCACCTGAATTGCGGTGAAACTTCCACCGGCAGGCGCTAAAACAGATGATGTGTTGGTGGTGACGGTGACGCCAGCTTGCCCACCCACATCCACAGAAGCCTCCACATGCGCACCATTGCCCATGTCCTTGAATTGCCGGTTCGTGACGTTGTTACCGATTCGATCACCCATGTCGTCCTCCAAACTGCGCCCGCAGATGGGCGGCATGGACGAATCTTCCGGCCTAAAAAATCGGAGTCAACGCAGATCAAATAAAGGACGGCTGGATGCGCCCTCCGCCAGTGGCCACACTGCCTCGCGCCAGACGGGCAGATTCAATTTTGATGTTCTCTCTGAACATGGATTCATGCACATCCGCCAATGGAGATGTGAATGACTGCCCTGGTACGCGCATCAAGCTGGCAATCACACCGTGTGACATGCGATATGCGTAGTGTGCAATGTCGGCATGCATATCGGCTGCATCAGGCTTGGGTGCCATGCTCACGCTCACGACAACAGCAGCCCCAGCAGACTGCAACGGGTACACCAGCAGCGCTGCCAAATCTTCGGTGAAGCAAAACTTCTCGTTCGTTGTCTCGCGTGACTTTGCAATGCCGATGCCAGCTGAAACAACCGGCCACTTGACACCATCCACGGCCACATCTTCAACGTCAAGAATCATCGCGCTTGACACATCTGGCAACAGGTCAATGTCAACCGTCCCCGTTGTCATAATGGGGTCAAGTCTGCGAGCCCAACACTTCGTGCGCTCGCAGAACTCGATAGCAGCCATCCTGGCGTGATGCTCAAGCATCGGCAATGGCACGCCGATCACATGAGGCATCACATAAGGTCCAAAATCAGCCCAGTTCACGCAAGCACCCTCTGCATGTCATTGTTCTGAGCCAAGCTGATCTGCTGCCTCAGCTTGTCATCTGTCATGCGCTCCATGGAAGACATCGCCAGGCCGTACCGGCGACCCAGCTCACGCAGGGCAGCGCCATGCACCTTGTAGGCGTTCTCGCGCTCATGGCGTGGGTACTCCTGCAAAGTCATCTCCTTTGCCGGTTCGGCAGATGTCTTCCGTGGGCGTGCCATCACTTGCTTGCGCAGGTCAGCGCGATGCTGATTTTCTTGCCAGCCGTGGGGTTAGCGCCCGTGAACTTGATGCCCACGCCAGTGGCGGATTCGCTGGGGGTGATGGCCATCAGGTTTTTCGTCGGGCGCACAGACGTGCCAGCAGTCGCAACGGCAAGGGCTGAATAAATTTCATTCCCGATGGTGCGCGTGTCATCGTTCTTGGCGTACACGCCAGACAACACACCCACATCACACGTGCAGCTCGCACCCAGGCCATCTTGGTACACGGCAGCACCAGTGACGTAGCAGCCGTGCGGGATCGCGCAAATTTCAGTGATGTCGTTCACTGCCACGCCAGCTGGAATGGTGTAGTGAGCCAGCACAATCACGGGCTCGCTGCCTGTGACAGCACCACGCACGCTGCCAGAAGCAGCTTCATAAGATTGACGGAAAGCCATGTGGTTTCTCCTGTTGAATGTTGAAGCCCCTCAAGCCTCTCGGCTCAAGGGTGGCTATCAGATGTCGCCGCCAGGTGCGCGAGTGAAGCCGGTGTCGATGGCGATCATCGCGTGGGCCATGCCGTTGTAATGTACGCGGGTTGCGTCGAAAATGGCCTTGAGGTGGATCACGCGCTCGTGGCCACGGTCGTCCGAATCCTCGTCGAGCTGCACGGAGAGGCCGTCGCTCAGACCTTTACGGCCCTGAGCAAAGGCCAGCGCACCAGCCCCCATCACAAACGAACGCGCAGCCGTCACGGCACCGCCTGAGCCGTACCCGGTCAGATACGTGCCGCATGGTGTTTCGTCCACCAGCAAGTTGTCGTACATGCCACCACCGTCCACAAATGGGCCCGCCTTTGCACCCATGTTGCGAACCAGTGCGTTTTGCCATGCCACCCAGCCGTTTTCGCCAACGTCATTGCGCAAGTCGGCCATCACCTCGGCAGGCAAGCACGCGACGTACACATTCTTCCCGCCGACATTGGCTTTTTCGATCTTCGACGCACCGTTGATGCCGCCGTACATCTTGGTCAGCTTGTTTCGAGCTGAAATGGTGAGCGTGGTCAACGTCATCACATTGGCATCTGTCAGCGAGGCCTTGGCAGTGACGCCAGCAGGACCGATCATCTGGTGCTTGGAGTCAATGTCGATCAGAGGCATCTCGATCTTCTTGAAATGTCCATCGGCACCCTTGACGTTTGTGAAGCAAGCGCCTTCACCGACCGCGCCAGCCGCGTGACAGTGAATGAACTGCTCCATGTACTCGGCCAGCCAGTCTGACAACACCTCACGGCCAATCGTCCCGAGCTGCTGACCGGTGCGCTGTTCGTCCATGATGGAGCCGACGTTCACGCCCTCGCGGATCAAGCCGATCTTGATCTTCGTATCGAACTGCGTGATACGCTTTTCAGTGCCTTCGAGGCGCTCGGTGCCCACGCGGGGCGCGCCTTGCAGCTTGGCCGTGATCAGCGTGGTGATCTCGTCGCCCTGACCCTTTTGCAGCTCAGAGCGCTTGACGATGACAGATTTAGACCCCTCAGCGCCCATCATGCGCGAGAAGTATTGCCGCTCAGCACCTTGTTTGCCCACATAGTGAGACCATGCCTTGCGAGCGCCTGGGTCGGTCGGAAGGACCGGAGTCGTTGAAGCAGCCATGTTACCTCCTATGGTTTATGGCGTTGCTCACTCCTGCGAGCCAAGTGCGGAACCTGCGCAATCAGGGAATGCCAATCTTTACGGCCACCGGGGCGACTACAGAGAGTCGCGCCAAGCGGCCAGCTTTGGCCTCATGAAGAATGGTTATGCATATTTCTTCGGAGTCAACGCAACCCCGAACTGGAATTGAGAGCGTGATCTTTCGACCCGTTCTCAGGTCCACCGTCAGTTTCTTGTCGGCTGTGTTTTGCATGGCATCAGCGCAGCAAACGAGCGCGCTCCTCCGCCGACAGCGCTTCATACGCACGCTCAAAATCATCGCCGGATAGCGAAGCAAGCACCTGAGACGCCGACTTTGACCCGGGCGTTGCAGCGCTGGGAAGACCAGCGAGTGTTACAGGCGGTTTCGGCGGTGTTCTTTCCGGCGCTGGCTTGGCAGTTGCGTCTTTATCTGCTTGTGACTTGACAGTCACATTGCGCACAGATGCCACTGACCGATGCGCGGCGTCGATCATTTCGGCGAAGGACATGCCAGCGTTGTCGTCATCAGAAGCGATAACCTTCAACGCCGTGTCGAACTGTTTGCAGGCCTTGGCGTCGGTGGCGTAGTCAATTTCTGCTTTCGTCCTGGCCGCCAGCTTTTGCAGCTCGGCCTGCTGATACCGCTGCTGGCTTTGCGCATTTGCCTCGATCAGCGTTTCCGCTCTGATGCGTTCGGCTGCCAGGTCTTCAAGGCCTGCTGACACCTCAACATCAATTGCCGCATACGCATCTGCCTCCATTTCACCGGCAAGCAGTTCCGCCATGGCCTGCGCTTTCTGCGTCATCAGCGCATGGCGTTTGGCCTGATAGTCATCGGGGATGCGTGCAGCAAACTGGGCAGGTTGCTGCACAACATCTGACACAGGCTTCGCGCTGGCAACTTCTGCTGTCGGTTTTTTTGCCGGGGCCTCTGTCGCTTCGGCATCAACATCTTCACCGTCATTTGAGGCATCTGCCTGTGCGGGGGCATCCACAACAGCAGCAGCAGGGTCGTCGTGCACCGCAGTGGCGGTCTGGACATCATCAGACTTGCTGCCTTGATCGGCTGACTTGTCAGCATATGGGTCATCACCTCGCGCCTCAGCGTCTGCGATTTCGGCTTCGATTTGGGCGTCTGGGTCTACTAAGAACATGCTCACTCCTGCGAGTTGGTTGAAAAAAGGGTCACATCAAATTGGGGTCAACACCATCGGCTACGGGCGTCTGGCTGCCCGCCATCGCGCCGTCCAGCTGCTGCATCTCGGGTGGGGCTTGCATGGGCTGCTGCATGGGCGGAATGGAAGCCGGGTCGATGACGCCAGAGCCGTTCATGTCCTTGAAGCCCACCGACTTCAGCAGCTCGTCGGCCACTGGCGTGATCTGTGGGGCCATCGCCAGCACCTGGGCGGCCTGGGCAGACAGGTACAGCCCTTCCAGGCGCTTGGCCATCGCATCGGCCTCCAACTTCTCGCCTTGGGCTTGTGCTTTGCGGATGTCAGCTTGGAGCTGTGCCATCTGCGATTGAAACTGCATGGCTGCAACTTGCTGTTTCTGCTGCATCGCTGCGGCTTCTTCCTGCGTAAGCTCTGCGTCCTCGTCCCGCTGCCCCGTGACAGATCGGATGCGAGAAAGAATCTTGTCTTTCAGTGGGAGATTCGGGTTCATCTCGAAAACCACATCCAGCAGCGCAATGACCACCTGCGGCGCAGAGCCAGACAGCTGCGCCAAAATTTCCATCAGAGAGTCATAAGAGGCAGCTGCATGGCTTTGCTTCCACTGCTGCTCGCCCACCTGAAAATCAGATTCCTCGCCACCAATGTCGTTGACGAAGCGTTGCCCGTCCCACACATTGATCTGCTTGAATTTGCGCGCAGCACCCGCACCGGAAACTGGGATGGCTCGCTCGCCCAGCATGAATTGCTCACACAGTGAGAGCGTCAAAGCGCCCTCAAGATTGCGCGCACGCATCAGACTGTCAAAAATCTCGGTCGTCAGCATCGCGCCTTGATCAGCCCTGAGCGCACGCGACTTGCCAGAGATGTTGTCCGACTTCGCCTCTCGATTTTCCGGCGTGATGCCTGAAAGCCGATAAATTGAATCCATGTCCATCTGCGCCATGTGCATCAGCTGCTGAATGTCGCCGTTGTGCTTGGCCTCTTGGACTTTTCCGCCAGCCAGCGCACCGTCAGCAAACACAGCAATACCGTTCGGGTCTCGCAGCTCGGTCTCGATCTGATGCAGCGACATGGCCGTGTTATCGACAGCAGATTTCTCCATGCGCAGCTGGCTTGCGTGCGCAAGAAACTGACTCCGCATGATCCGCGCATTGAGGCTGTCCTGCATGTCGATCAGATACGTGACGGCAGAATAAGGCAGACCAGTCTCGATGCTGCGATAGCACCAGATCGGCACAAAAGGGAATCGCCCATGCTTATATGGCGACACCGAATCGACCATGATGTCCTCGGAGGTCATGATCGTGCAGTGAATCTCCCAAGACACCGGATCAGTGATGCCGCCCACGTGCTTGTCTGTACGCTTGACTGGCTCTCTCGTCCACGCCTCAAGCAGCATCACCCTGTCTCTGGTCGAGAACATGTCAGTGCCAGCGAACTGCTCCGCGCCGCCCTCGCTCGTGGCAATGGCATCGCCCATGATCATGTTCGACGCGCCAGACCACATCCCCATCAGCTTGTCGCCCGTGCCACGCTGCGCAACGCGCTCAAGTTGCGCCTTTTTGTCCGGGAACAGCGCAATGGCTACATCCAGATCGAGCACTTTGGTGCGGAAGATGAACCGCGCATCGTCGCCGTCTCGGCTGATGGCTCGGCTGTCATGCACGATGTTGCGCCAATCCTCTGCCACAGACACGACCATGGGCCCTTGCTTGTCCTGGCGCACAGCACACTCCAGCCATCCGAGCCCCGTGATGAAAGCCTGATCCGTGGCCAGCGAACGCTCAAACCCAGTTTGATTTGTGTAGTCGAGCCATTTCATAAGCTCCTGCTTCGCTTGTGCACTTTCGCGCGCGATCTTGTCATCACGCCTTGGCGCACAGGTAAAGTCGATGCGGCCCCTCCGCTCGGTCCCTTTGAGCCAATCGATGATGGACTTGACGGCGTTGTAGCTGACCGGAGATTGCCCGCGTGCAGCCAGCTTCGCTTTTTGCTCGCTCGTGTACTGCTCGTTTTCGACGTACCGCGTCCATTTGACACGTTCGCGCCGATTTGACTCTTGCCGAATCAGCTCTTCGAGGCACACCTCCTTGAGCTTCAAGTGCCGCTCATGAGACTTTGAAGATGCCGCGCTCATACCAACGCCTCCGTGACGTGATTGCCACGCGTGGCTGTCACCTCAAACGTGGGCGAATTGCCACCCACAAGCCGACGCCGAATGCTGGGCGGTGCTGACGGCATGCGAACCATGTCGATCATGGCGTTCAGCATCGCGTCGATGTAGTGCCTGATCGCCGTCCTGTCATCCTGCGAATAGCCCAGCAGCGTGACAGACTGCCCAGCATCCCAGATCAGGTCACGGGTCGGGCGACCTGTAGGTTTGCCATCCATGTCAAATTCCAGCATCGCAGGCCTGTCCGCCTCGCGGTAGCATCGAGGCTGCCAGACACCTGCTGTCATGTCATCGGCCCGGACGAATGCGCCCTCACGCGGACGACCGATCACCACCACTCGCTGCGCCGCCCGGCTGCCTGGCAGCACGGCCCATTCGAGCGACACCAGAAACCCGCCAACCCGTCGTGTTTTCCAAGCATCGGGGCCAGCCCACTCGATCATCTGCTTGCCAGATGCGTCCATCGTCTGCGTTTTTCTCATCGCCATGCCTCTCGTTGTCTGTTCGCGAATTCCTGTGCGCCAATGTCTTCTGGGTTCAGCTTCGGGAGAATCTGCGCCCACTGTCTGTACGCATCGCTGCCGTTAGATGCCCAGTTGTGCCAGGGGTCAGCACTCCACATGCCGCGCTTCTCATCCCACAGGTACTGATAGGCGTCCAGGCACTTGATGCCATCTGCGCACTTCACGGGGCAAATGCGGGCGCTCTTTGTCATTGCGGTGCGCGTCAGATCGATGCCAGTGGCCAAATTCGATATGCGCGGCACGATGTCCACGTTTTTAACGCCAATCGTTATCGTCAAGATTGAGTAGGCAGACTCAATCTCCAAGCCCTGCCGCTCTGCATCGCCATCATGCGGAAGCCAGTGCTTACCCCAGCGCTCGAAACCATGCTCCGAACGGAAGTCCTCAAGGCGCTGCCACCACTTGCGCAGACCCACATGCGTGTCCTGCATGTAGCCAATGAAGTGGTGCCACTGGCCGATTTGCTGGTGAAGCCAGATGGCCGTGTGGTCGTTGGAGCCCAAGTCCCAAAACGTGTTAACCGGCGTCAGCGGGTCAATCGGCAGATCGGTGATGCGCCCACGCTCACGCAAGAACGTCATTTCGTCACCGTAAATGGCGCCCTCAACCGCTTGCTCGAACGCCTCTTTTGGTGTCGATGGGTACTCGCGCTTCATGTCGCGGCCCAGCGTTTCCCGCTTCTTGACGTACCAAGCCTT